CACTTTAGAACAAAATAATGAAGAAACACAAAAATAGGCGTCACCGAAGCCAGTTACTTACTTGATGTAACTGGCGTAGGTGACGCAAAAATAATCTAAAACCTAATAATAATTTGCTTTAGGTTAATTATTAGGTTTACACTTCGAAGAAGGTGAAATTTTGGCTCGAAAAAAAATAAGAGTTCGAGGACATCGCTTCAGCGATGCTCCTGCAATGTACATGAAAAGGACTAAATTTGACCGTTCCCATGTTTATAAGACAACTTTTGATTCAGGCAAGCTTATACCTGTATTTATTGATGAGGTTTTGCCTGGCGATACTACTAGGATGTCTGTTAATTACTTTGCTCGATTGGCTACTCCTATTAAGCCTATCATGGATAATATTTATCTGGACTGGTTTTTCTTTTTTGTACCAAACCGCCTCGTTTGGGAACACTGGCAGAATTTCTGTTTCGAGCAGGAAGACCCTGATGATAGTACTGATTATGTCATTCCTACTGTTACTGCTACTGGTAACTCTGATAATGCTTATGTAGGCTCTCTTTGGGACTATTTCGGTTTGCCCGTAAATACTATTGGTAACTTGTCTGGTATTAGTGCGCTTCCATTCCGTGGCGTTTATCTTATTTATAACGAATGGTTTAGAGATGAAAACCTCCAGAAATCCGTCAAGATTCAGAAAGGCGATACCAACGAAGTTCTGAACTCTGCTCGAGCTGCTGAACAGCCTTCTTGGGTTTTCACGTCAGGTACCAGTATTGTTCCCGGCCTTGCCTGTCCGCCTCGCGGTAAGCGTCATGATTACTTTACTTCTGCTCTGCCTTGGACGCAGAAGGGACCCGGTGTATCTATAGGTCTTGCCGGTACTGCTACTTTAGTTGACCCTTCGCCTGTTTCAGGATATTTCGTTCAGCAATCTAATGCTAATTTAGGCGCTGCTCAGCTTTCTGCAGATGGCGGTGTTCATGATGTTTATACTGGAAGTGGTACTTTAAGTTATCAAGGTGGTTATAGTGTTTCTATAGCTGGTCACTCTGTTAACGGTGCTGGTTCTGCTACTGTTACTGCTCAACCTGGTTCTTCTTGGCTTTCTAAGGATTCTTACGCTGATCTTGATAGTTCAAGTATATTTACCATCAACAGTCTTCGTACTGCTTTCCAGATGCAGAAGTTCTATGAGCGCCTTGCTCGCGGTGGTAGTCGGTATACAGAAGTGCTTCGCTCTTTCTTTGGCGTAGTTTCTCCTGATGCTCGTCTTCAGCGTCCGGAATTTCTTGGCTCTTTTACCAAAATGGTAAATGTCAATCCAATAGCTCAAACTTCTGCAACCGACAATACCTCTCCTCAAGGCAATCTTTCTGCTTATGGCGTTACTGCTGCCAAGTTCCATGGTTTTACTAAATCTTTTGTTGAACATGGTTATATTTTTGGCTTTGTGTGCGCTCGTGCCGATCTTACTTATCAGCAAGGTATCAATAAGATGTGGCTTCGCTCTACGGTTTATGATTTTTATTGGCCGACATTCGCGCATCTTGGCGAACAGGCTATTGAGCTTCGTGAGATCTATGCTCAAGGTTCTGAAGCTGATACTACTGTTTTTGGCTATCAGGAACGTTATGCCGAATATCGCTATAAACCTTCGCAGATTACAGGCAAGTTTCGTAGTTCTGTAACCGGTGGCAACCTTGACGTTTGGCACCTTTCACAGTTCTTCAATAACGCTCCCACTCTAAGCGAGGAATTTATTATGGAAAATCCACCTATTGAGCGCATTATCGCTGTTCCCAGTGAGCCTGAGTTCTTGCTTGACATAGGCTTCCGTTACACTACTGTGCGTCCTATGCCTATGTTTGGTACGCCCGGCCTTGTTGATCACTTCTAGAAGGAGTTGTTTTTATGTCATGGCTTTCTGATACTTTAGGCAGTGTTGCTGGTTCTGTTCTTGGATCTGCAGTTCAGAATCATTACAATTCTGCTAATGCCGCACAAGCTAACGCGTGGAACGTTGAAAACTATAAACATCGTTATCAATGGGCTGTAGAAGATATGCGTAAAGCTGGTCTTAATCCTATTCTTGCTGCAACTAATGGTATAGGCGGTTCTATATCTGGAGCTTCAGCTGCTTCTGTAGGTATGAGTGATATTGGTTCTACCATGAACTCTGCTAGAGCCGCTAGTGCCGCTGAAAGGCAGGCTAAGAATGCCGAGAATCTTTCAGTATCTCAAATTGATAAAAACGCCGCAGAAGCCGATTCTATGCGCCAGAGAACCCATGGTATAGTTCTTGAGAATGGTATTCTTGCAAATGATTTGAATCTTCGTGAGCAGACTTATGAAAAGCGTCTTGGTTATGAGCTTGAAAAGATGAATTTGGAGCTTGAAAACCTTCGTCTTCAGGGTTCTTACCTTAGCTCTGGTGTTTTAAACAACATTGCTTCTGCTAATCGTTCTAATTCTGCTGCCGCTTTTGATAATATTCAAACTGAAATGGCAGGTATGGAACGTGATTTCTATAAGAATCTTGAAAGTCTTACAGGTGCTCCTAGATCTGTCGCTAGTGGTGTTGGTTCTGCTGTCAAAAATGTTATAGGCTTCCTCGGAGGCCGTTATCTTGGAAGGAGATAATATTTATGTCTAATAAAACTACTATGATTCTGACTTTTATTGTCACCGTTGTTGTCCCTTTTATTCAAGAAGTTGTAGATCTAATTGAAGCTCTGAAAGGTAAAGCTTCTTCGAATACTGTTACTGCTAAAAAGGTTGCCTCGGATTTTCAAACCGATGTTGCGCAACTTGTTGAGCCAGTTGCTAATAAGAATGATTCTAAAAAAACTAGCCGTTTTTTCGGTTCTTGGAGGGATGCTAAATGAGACGACGTCGCTTGTCTAAACGAGGTTCTCGCCGTCTTTTCCGGCGTACCTCCAGATCTCGTCGTAGAAATTTTAAAAGAGTAGGACGAGGTGGATTTAGGATTTGACATTCTGACTTAATCCTGATACAATCGGTACAGGTGATTAATATGGTTTGTTATAATCCTATTCTTATGTACCCAGTTGAAGGAGCGGTTACTAAGAATGGAAAACAACATTATAGTTTTTACGGTAGCCTTGCCTCTCACCCTGAGCTTGCTGGCGATAGCCGTTTCATTCGTTGTTCTTGTAAACAGTGTATCGGCTGTCGTCTCGAAAATAGTAGACAGTGGGCCGTCCGTGCTGTTCACGAAGCCCGTTCTTCGTCTTCTGCTTATTTCGTTACTTGCACTTTCGACGATTATTATTTGCCACGTGATAAAAGCTTAAGTAAGAAATTTCATCAGACTTTCATGAAAAATCTTCGTCGTGAGTATGGCAGTGGCATTCGCTTTCTTGGCTGTGGTGAATATGGTGAACTTCATGGTCGTCCTCATTATCATTACATTTTGTTTAATATTGATTTTGATGACAAAATTTTTCGGTTCCGTACAGACGGTTATAATACTTATACTTCTTCTCGTTTTGCCAAAGTATGGAAATACGGTATGCATCTTATTGGTGAGTTTAGCTTTGATTCTGCTGCCTATGTCGCTCGCTATATAGTTAAAAAACAGACAGGTAAAGACGCTCCTTCTCACTATAAAGGTCGCATTCCTGAATTCATGGTTGCTTCTAATCGTCCTGGCATAGGTGCAAAATGGCTCGAAGATCATGGTGAAGAATGTTATTCCAATGATTATGTTGTTATCAACGGCAAAAAGATGCGTCCTCCTCGTTATTATGACAAAAAATTTGATGAAACGCATCCTCACTGGATGGAGTTTATTCGCAATAACCGTATTGAGAAGATGCTGCATAACCTGGAGAACAATACTTTTGAGCGTTTGGTTGATCGCTGTCGTGTTCAGGAAGGTAAGTACAAGCATTTTCTTGGCAGAAAGCTTGACAAGGTATTATGACTGTGTTATTATTATGTCAGAAAGGAGATGTTTTTTTATCGAAAAATTTCAATCTGAGCTTGATGCTATTATGTCCTACTGTAAGCATAAAGGCATATCCTTTAACTTTGTATTTAGAGGTTCTAAATACGCCGCTTACAAGATTAAACCTGATAACTGTAATGTTATTCGTATTGATAATGATTATTTTGTTTTACCTAATACTACGCACCTTATGATCCGTAGATTTTTGATTGCTTTAAGGAAAGGAGATTTAGATATTGAGACTTTATTCCATTTATGATTCCAAGGCTGAACAGTTCAGTCCTCCGCAGGTTTATCACAATGATATGCTCGCTCTTCGAGCTTTTGAAGGTATAGTTAACGATGATAAAATGCTTATTAAAAAGTATCCTGAAGACTTTTCTCTTTATTATGTTGGCAATCTTAGTGACAGCGACGGTCGCTATTACGTTGAGAATTGTGACGAGTCCCGTATTCCTATCATGGTTGGTCGCGCCATAGAATATGTGCAGACTGTTGACAATGACTCTATTAAATGATAACCTAATAAAGAGCGTATCAGGAAAAAGACGGTCTCGCAAGAGATCGTCTTTTTTTTGTACGCTACGCCCGCCGCGTCTAGGCGCCTGCGAAAGGAGGTGAAACTATGAAATTTAAGACAGCTTATGATCCCGTAGAAGAACATGATCATTGCGGCATTGAATTTACTATGCCGTCTTTAGCCGTACAGGACGAGAAAGACGAGACTGATATCAACTACATCGTAAATAAGTATGCAGATGGTCAGAAAGGTATCATGACTCTTGACCTCGGCGATAGTTCGCAATACGCTTATCTGCAGTTCGGAGATGCAACACTTCCCGGTGACTATAGTACAGCTCTTGAGCTTGTGTCTGGAGTTCGTGAAGAGTTCTACAGTTTACCCGCTTACGTTCGAGCTAAATTCGGTCACGATCCTATGAATTTCATCGATCAATTGAATAATCCTGCAACGCTTGAGTATCTCCAACAACAAGGTCTGTATGGTAGCAAATATACCTTTGATGAACCACAACAGTCCGTAAGTAGTAAACAAACACAAGAAAAAAATAACACTTTAGAACAAAATAATGAAGGAACACAAAAATAGGCGTCACCGAAACCAGTTACTTACTTGATGTAACTGGTGTAGGTGACGCAAAAATAATCTAAAACCTAATAATAATTTGCTTTAGGTTAATTATTAGGTTTACACTTCAAAGAAGGTGAAATTTTGGCTCGAAAAAAAATAAGAGTTCGAGGACATCGCTTTAGCGATGCTCCTGCAATGTACATGAAAAGGACTAAATTCGACCGTTCGCATGTTTATAAAACAACGTTTGACTCAGGTAAGCTTATACCTGTATTTGTTGACGAAGTTTTGCCTGGCGATACTACTCGTATGTCTGTTAATTATTTCGCTCGCTTGGCTACTCCTATTAAGCCTATCATGGATAATATTTATCTGGACTGGTTTTTCTTTTTTGTACCAAACCGCCTTGTCTGGGAACACTGGCAGAACTTCTGCTTTGAGCAGGAAGACCCTGATGATAGTACTGATTATGTTATCCCTACTGTTACTGCTACTGGTAACTCTGAAAATGCCTATATAGGCTCTCTTTGGGACTATTTCGGTTTGCCCGTGAATACGTCTGGTAATATATCTGGTATTAGCGCTCTTCCATTTCGTGGTGTTTACCTTATTTGGAATGAATGGTTTAGAGACGAAAACCTCCAGAAATCTGTCAAGATTCAGAAAGGCGATACCAACGAAGTTTTGAACTCTGCCCGATCTTCTGAACAGCCTGCTTGGGTGTTTACAACTGATACTAGCATCGTTCCTGGCCTTGCCTGTCCTCCTCGTGGTAAGCGCCATGACTATTTTACTTCAGCTCTTCCCTGGACTCAGAAGGGCCCTGGCGTATCTATAGGACTTGCTGGCACTGCTTCTATAGTCGATCCTTCGCCTGCGACTGGTTATCTGCTCCACAGCACTAGTAATCAGCTTGCCGCTGTTTCTGCTTATGGCGGTGATGCCTCTTCTTCTGGTGGTGATAGAAAAGCTTCTGGTACAGGATCTATAAGCTTTGATAGAGGTTCAAGCTCTGAATGGAGTAATGTAGGTGGCTTTGCTGGTAACTCGTCTGATTCGATTACTATGTCAGCTAGTCCTGCTTCTGGTTTTCTTGCTAATGATTCTTATGTTGACTTGGATACTTCGAGTATTTTTACTATCAACAGCTTACGTACAGCCTTTCAGATGCAGAAGTTTTATGAACGTCTTGCTCGTGGTGGTAGTCGGTATACAGAAGTGCTTCGCTCTTTCTTTGGCGTAGTTTCTCCGGACGCCCGTCTTCAGCGTCCTGAATTTCTCGGCTCCTTTACTAAAATGGTAAATGTCAATCCAATAGCGCAGACTTCTGCAAGTGACAATACCTCTCCGCAAGGCAATCTCTCTGCTTATGGTGTTACTGCTGCTAAATTCCATGGCTTTACCAAATCTTTTGTTGAACACGGCTATATTATAGGCTTTGTTTGCGCTCGTGCTGACTTAACCTATCAGCAAGGTATTAATAAAATGTGGCTTCGTTCTACCGTTTACGATTTCTATTGGCCTACATTCGCGCATCTTGGTGAGCAGGCCATTGAACTTCGTGAGATCTATGCTCAAGGTTCTGAAGCTGATACTACTGTGTTTGGCTATCAGGAAC